CGATCAGAGCAACGAACTGCGCGATGGCGCCGATCGTAATCTTCAGCCCCTGCAGGATGCTGTCCAGACCGGGAAGGGACCCGACGAGATCGCCCACATCCGAAATAATGTCGACCAGGCAGGTGATGATAACAGACAAATTCTCAATCAGGCCGGAATCCTTCAGAGTCTTCCCAGCCTTTTCCACAACATCGGCAAACAGTTCCATGGCTGACTGTGCTGCCGGGGCGAAGTCTGCCGCCAGCTGCTTCCGGTTGGCCTCAATGGTCAGCTGCAGACGCTGATACGCGTCATCCACCGCCCCGAGGGCCGCTACCTGATCATCGCTCAGGAGGTAGCCGACTTCCTCCGCCTCTTCGTAATAATCCTGCAGCGCCTGACTGCCGGCGATGATCAGCGGGTTTAGCTGCTGTGCGCTTTTGCCCAGTAGTTCCATGGCTGCGGCATCCCGTTCGGTACCGTTTTCCACCTGACCGAGCGCGTCGATCACATCATAGAATACTTCCTCCGCACTCCGCAGCTGCCCGGTGACGCCGTCGGTGATGCTGACGCCGAGATTCTGGAACTTCTCAATGGCGGCATCGTTTCCGTCTGCCGCGTCGCCCATAGCCCGGGTGAGTTTGGCCATGGCGCCCTTGATGGTCTCCGCGTCCGTGTCGATCAGCGGCGCCGCATAGTCCCAGGCTTCAAGCATCTGCGTCGGAACGCCGGTGATCTTGCTCTGGGTGACATATTCGTCAACCTTCGCCGCTTCCTCGAGGGTAACGTCTCCGAGTTCCTTGACAACCTTGATCACGGCGGCAATGGCAGCCGCCGCGACGGCCATCTTGGCCACCGTGCCGGCAGAGAAGCTCTCCATGCCGTTCAGCGCATCCTTCGCCGCGTCCGGAATCGTGATGCCGAATTTCTGCGCGACCTGTTCCAGCGTATCGCCGAGCCCGGTCAGGGCTTCCTCTTCCACCACAATTTCCTGCTGACTTTCCTCGAGGGCTTCCCTGTTTTTGTTGATGGCTGCCGTGGTGTTGTTGTAGGCGATCTTCGCATCGTTCATCTGCTGGTTGAGTTCGCGGATCTCATCCCCGGTGGCCGTGCCGGACTGCGCCATCTCCTGCATTTTCTGCTTCAGCGTTTCCAGCTTTTCCGCCTGTTCGGCAAGGATGTCGTTCAGAATCCGATCCTTTTCCTGCAGGGATTCCGCAGTATCCGCACCGGCAGCCATTTCAGACTCCACAACCCGGAGATCGGAGTACAGCGCCTTGATGGCATCGTCATAGCCCTTGGTGTTGTAGTTCAGATCCTCAATGGCCTTGTCGTTGTCACGGATGGCGCGCTCGAGGCTGAGAACCGAGGCTTCGGCGTTGGACAGCTGAGCCGCGAGGTCCTGCGTCTTCTTGCTGGCCTCACCGTGCAGCTGGGCCGAAATCTTGACCGCTTCCTTCAGCGCCTCGACTTTCTCTCTCTGGTGATCCAGAATGTCCTGCAGCATTTCGCCCTTCTGGGCGAGGTATTCCACGCTCTGCTCATTGCCTTTGTATTCCTCGGCGAGCCGCTTCATTTCCGCGCCAAGGGTCTTGTTGGCCGCATTCAGCTCGGTAATCGCCTGTTTATATTTCTGTTCGCCGGAAATGCTGACCTCTACGTCAACCTTTCTGGAATTGCCGGCCATGGTTTCTCACCCTCTCATGAAATACTCCGCCAGACTCTGAGGCTCTTCCTCTTTCTTCGGCTTGGCCTCCGGGCCGCGCCGGAAGGAATAGTATGCGTTAAACAGGGCGTGCAGCCTTCTGGGATTCATGGTTTTCCAGAAGGCCCGCTCGTCCTGTTTGAATTCAAACATCCATATGCTGAGATACCGGGCGATATCAATCGTTGAGGATTGATCCGCCCGGTCTGTCAGTTTCCCGATTTCTCGGGCTCTGTTTCTTCTTCTGCCTTTTTGGCTTCTGCCCTTCGGGCTTTTTCCTTTTCGGCCATTGCAGCCGGGGTCATGGCCCGGAAGAACATGCCGATGACGTCAAGATCATTCAGCATGGCCACGGTGAAGTATTTCTTCACCTTCTTTGGCGTCCAGTCCTGCTCCCAGCTCTGATCCTCGGACCAGTCGTTGAGCATGGCGGAGAGGATCTCCGCCTTTGCCACATTCGCATTGGTCTTCATAAACTGTCCGAGCTCGCCGTCGTGATACTCCTGAACGCGCTCCAGAACGGACATGTTCGCGTGTAGGACGTAGAGCTTTCCGTCCAGTTCAATGGTTTTTTCTTCGAGCTTGATAGTCATCGTGTTCTGATTCCTTTCCTGAGATTATGACAGAACGGTGTCGCACCAGGCGATGGCTTCCTCTTCGGTATCGACAATCACCACTTCCTTGATGGCGCCGTCGGTGCTGTCGTCGCCCAGGAACTCGCCTGTGGTGGTCGGCGTATCGAACTGGATGTTCTCACCGGCCGTCTGCAGGTTCATGTCCGGATCTCCGAACAGGCACTTGCCGAGGAAGACGCAGGTGTACTTCTCCGTGCCGTCGATCATGTCGGGCGCATAGAAGGACACGCCGACATACTGGCCGGTGGTCTTTTTCTTGGTCTGCAGTCCGACAATGCTCTTGGTGGTGCTGGTGCCGCCCGAAGGTGTATAGGTAATGCTCCGGGTTTTTTCGGTCAGACCGAACATCAGCTTCTGGGCAGCCATCTTGATGTACTTGACACCAAGAGAGATGGTGCCGCCGGTGCACTTGCGCATGAGCTCCGCCAGCGCGCTTTCCGCGTAGAGTCTGCCTTCCGCGAAGCGCATCTGCAGAACTGCCCTCATGGCGTCGCCGACCAGCGTCTTGTTGGTATAGGTGATCGCGCCCGCGGTGTTCACATATTTGGCGCACTGAATATGCCGCAAATCAAAAGCAGGCATTTCGATTTCCTCCTTGTCGTATGGATATAGATTCGTTTATGGTTCGATTATGATTCCGGTATTGCCCGGTTGAGTCTCCACGCCTCCTCATCGAAGACGGCGGTTCCGATATGCCCCAGCCGGATGCTGGCATCGCACCAGATCGTTTTGCCGATCTGACCGACATGCCGGCAGAAGCTGAGATCTTCCCCGAAGCCGTCTTCCGGCTGGAAGGGGCGCGGATATTTCTCCGCGACAGCCCGGATCAGGTCAGCCGTCATGAGGACGGCGCCGAATCCGCAGGCGGCAACGGGAAAAAGCGCATCGCGTTCGTAGTCCGTATAGGACACCGCCAGAGAATTCAGTTCCCTGTAGATGACCGGCAGGATCGGGTCTTTCCGGGTGAAGTACAGACCCGTCACCATTTCCCGGCCCTGATCCAGATGCGTGGACAGCCTGCGGAGCAGAGACGGTGGGAAGGACATGTCACTGTCCAGCCACAAGACCCGGTCGAAACCTTCTTCGAGCGCAAGCGCGGCGAGGTCGTTTCTGGCCTCATAGATCAGCGTGTTCCGGCAGACCGCCCAGCGGACTTCCCCAGCATCCTCCATGAAAACGCTGCATTGAAAGAACTCCGAATGGACCATGTCCATACACGGCACCGCAATCATTGTGGTCATCGCGTTTCCTCCCGCTATTTTCTGTACTCGTTTTCGATCCAGTCCCCGATGATCTTCTCACCGGGTTCCGAGATCAGGTCACCGTTCTGCTCCAGAGCCGTCCGCATGAAGGGCCGGGCTTCCTGACCGCGTTTCCCGTACTCGTTGACGAAAGCAATCTCGGCGTTTCGCGTGTCCGTGTTCCCGCGGTGCCGCGTCCCGTCAAAGCTGATCTTCTTCCGCCCTCCGTCATCGGTCTTCGTGGCCTTCTTGGTGACGATGTGATCCAGAATGTGGACATTGCTGCCCTCATCCCGTATCTTCATCATTTCGCCGGTGTCGTGGATCTCCCTCACCGCAACTGCGGCCATGGCGTCCAGAGCCTGCTCCGTGACGCTGAAGGGAATGTCCCTGATGCTGGCAAAGGCTTCGGTGAGCTTGTCAGATCCTGTGCATGCGATCTTTCCCATACCGATCACCCGTAATTGGCGCCGATGCAGGCAACCTCGAAAATGACGCGGTAGTACCCGTCTTCCTTCTCAAAGGTTTCGCTCAGCACGATCACCCGGTACCGGTTCTGCAGAAGCGTCTGCTTCACCGTGGCTGCGAGTGCCGTCCAGTCTGACTTCGACCAGATGTTGACGAAAAACGCCGTGCCGGTCTCGGCCTCGGTACTTTCCGCATAGACGGTTCCGGTCTGCCCGACCATCTGATAGGTGATGTACTGGGCGTCATTGCCCTTGTAGTCCGGACGCCGCACCGGCACACCGACCGTGCTCAATACCGTTCGGATAGACATGGTTTCCCTCCTATCTGGCCGGTACCTTCTTCTCGAGCGAGAGCTCCAGCCATTGATTCCGGCCTTCGACGTTGTCCACGTTGACAATCTCCCAGGGCGTGTCATCCCCCTTGAGGAAAACGACGTTCCGGCTGTCTACGGCAAGCGGGGAATACCGCATGGTCGCCGTAGCCGTCCGGCGCTCCAGATAACTGTCCCGGCTGAACACTTCCGAGCCATGGTTCCAGACCCATTTGCAGCTGACGT